CTGCTATTAAAGGTTTAGGTATAGCACAAGATCAGTTAGATGAAAATAAGCGGCAGTATAATCAGAACTTTGGTATGCAAGAGAAAGCAATGAATATTGATATAGGTAAAAGCAATAATCGTACTAGAGAAGTAAATGCGTGGAAGACGGCTCAAGGTCGTACTGATATGAGAGACCTAATACCTGTTAGTACAGCCGTTTAATTAGATAGTTTAATTTAGGAGATTTTTATGGCTAAGTCTGGAGACTATATCCCTATTACTTGGAAGACCGTTAGCGGTCCCAGTAACGCTTCTGCAAATGCTTTGTTATCTAAATCCGGTGAACAACTAGGTGCTGCTATTGAAGGACTAGGTACTAACGTTGGTCAATACGCAGATGATAAACAGAAGAGAGAAACTGATGAATTCATAGCTGAATTAGGTGCTCTCCCAGATGATGCAGCACGTCAAGATGCTTTAAAGCAAGCTGAGACAGGGTGGATGAATTTAGATAGAATTAATACAGCTACGACTGATTTACAAGCGGGGGATTACACTACAGCTGCAAGTGCTAGAGCACAAATACTTGGAGATATAGATGTAAAGACTCAGGTAAGAGGAGAAGAGTCAAGAGTAAAAACTGATGAGATACTATCAAATCCTGATTTAACCGCAACAGGTCTTAATGAAGCAGCACTCCAGCTTACACAAGGAGGCTGGAAAGATCATGGAGGTCGTCTTAAAGCAAGAGCTAATGAAATTGCTCGTAATACAGATACAGGAATTACCGAAGACTTTATACAAACTCAGATTGCAGATCCAACAAATGAAAAATTGTATACCAGAGCAACATACAATACTATAGTTAATAATGCGTATAATAAATTAAAAGAAGATCATCCTTACGCAGATGAATCAGTTTTAAAACAACGAGCTAAAGAAGCTATTACTAGGACTGAAGCAGGTACTTTATTTGAACGACAACAATGGTTTGAAGAGTTAGAACGCCCTGGAGTAGCAGCAGAAGAAGAAAGAGTTAGAAAAAAAGATGTTGTACAAACATGGAGAACTAATAAAGCTGACATCAGTACTTCACATAGTACGTATCTTGACAGTCAAAAAGCTCTTGCAAAAAGTGAAGAAGCTTTAAAGCAGAATCCTAACGATCCAAAACTTCAAGAACAAACACGTGCTGTACAAGAACAAACACGTACTGCAAGAGCTGATTTTAGAGCTAAACTAAGCAGTTTAAGTGAACAATTTGATAGAGATTCAGCAACTTTAGGAAAAGGAGCAGCAACAAAACTAACATCATGGACTCAAAAAGCAATAGTAGACTATACGCAAAATGATCTACAACCAATAGACTCGTATATTAAAGGCTTTCAACGAACTGGAATAGATAAAGAAACTGGTGAAGAATTTGCAATACCTTTAGGACTTTCTGATTACTCGCCAACTAAACAAAGTCAATTTATAGATCAAGAAGTTAAAAAATTAATGCTAGAGCTTCCTCATGCTGATGAAGCAGCAGTTCGACAAAGTGTCGTTACTAAAATTAAAAGTACTGCTCTAGGCGTTAAATTTGCACAAGGAGCTTTACCTTCAAAATTACAAGCTGCTGCTGATAGGGCAGAATATGAAACTGCTGAAAATAGATTTATACAACGTAGCAAGATTTTAAAAGGTATTAAAAATAACAATAGTAGTATAGCTGATTTTGCGTACAAAACAGTATTTGATAGACTTAGTAAAGAAGAGAAAGCAGGATTTGATAATAAAAAATTAAGTGATGAATTAAGTAAAACGGTAAAACAGTGGAAAAGCTTTATTCCAAATTGGACTAAATTAGGAATACAGAATCCTGCTGCACGGGATACTTATAAAGTAGCAATGTATGAAATACTTGCTGGAGTTAAAATTGATAAAGATTGGCTATATTTTGATGAAGATGATTTTGCAATTTCAGAAGTTAATAAAACTGGTGATATAAGTGGTATTACTAAAAATGAAGCATTAATGGCAATCATGGGACGTATTAATCCTGCAGGAAATGACGGTAATAACCAGCAATTAATTTCACTGCTAGAAAAGACAGTCGAAGAAAATAATGCAAAAGCAGCAAAACTGAAACACTCAAATCAACCTGGGTTCGTTGATTTAACTGGCACTGGTCAAGATTTTCGAAAAACACAGGTTCCACCTAAAGCGCCTAGAAGTTTACAAAAAACAACACAGTGAATGATGTGAAACTATGGGACGATTTGATGATATTAAACAAGCATTAAATGGTGATACTACTGTATTAGAAGAACAGCCAGGTCCTATTAATTTTGTTCAAAAGTTACAACAAGCTCAATCAGAAGTTCAAGGTAGAAAAAAAGAAGCTTCTATTGCTTTAGCTAAAGAGAAATTCCAAAAGAAAACAGAGCTCACCGAACCACATAATTACCCTCCTCCAGGTTCTGAAGGTTTACCTCCTGGTGCTGCAATGGCAGATCAAAGTCAAGCAGCTGATGCATTCAATTCTGAAGAGTATAAAAATAAAGCTAAAATAGCAGAATCTAATAATGATCCTAATGCATTAAATAAAAGATCAGGAGCTCTAGGACTGTACCAGTTTATGCCAGCTACATGGAATAACCTGATAGAGAACTATCCTGATAAGGGTCTAACTGTAGATGGGCGTAGCGATCCAGCTCAGCAAGAGATTGCTATGGGTCTCCTAACGGATGAAAATAAGGCTAATCTGAAAGGTAAAGGCATTCCTGTAACGGATGGTAGCATGCATGTAATGCATACTCTTGGAGCAGGTGATGGATCTAAGATGCTGCTAGCTGCTATGAATGGAGATACTAGGCCAGCTTCAGAACTTGTACGTTCTCAAGTAGTAGAACAGAATCCAACCTGGTTTAAAGGTAACCCCACTACACAGGAATTGGTAGATCGGTTATCCGGTCTTGTAGGAGATACCCCACAATCAGAATTTACTACTAGTAGTCCTGAAGATTTTGTAGAACAGCCTGATACAAGAGAACCGGCATATAAGAAAGCTATAGAAGATCTAGAGCAAATGCAACTAGAGGATCGTATACCTGCAGAAGGAATTGAACCTTATGTTGCACCAACAGATCTCTCTAAAGATTTTATAGGACGACAAGATACTCGTCCTCAATTAGAAACTCCACAAGTAACAAAACCTATAGAAGCTACAGAAATAATTAAATCTTTTCAGGTATCTGAACGTCCAGATGTTGCTCCTGTAGAACCTTCAGATCTAGCTGTTCCAGGAGGTACTGCTGCTAAAGTTATTGATTCTGCTGAAAAAGATATAGTTGCTCGTAAAGCATCTCCTATCGATGCAGAAATTAAGAAAACTGAAGATATTGGTGATTTTGTAAAAGAAGCAACTCCTACTTACGGATTTCAAGGTCAGTTGCACGATGAACTTACTACAATGGGACGTGAACCTGTCTCTGTCCCAACTAAACCTGTAGATACAGAGTTTAAACCAGCGGTTGACATAGACAGAAGAGACCTCGGTAAAGACAGAGAACGTGCAGAAGCATTTCAGGAAGAAAAACGGAAGTTTAAAAGAATAGATAAAGAACGCGCAGAAGCAAAACAAAGAGAAATAGCAGAATTTAAAAGAATAAATGAAGAAATTAGAATACAGAACATAGAAGATACCAGTCTTAGTGAACAAGAACAACGTGACTTAGCTATAAAAACTGAAGCTAAAATATCTGAAAAAATTAAGGAAGATCCAACATTAGAAATTCCAGCAGAAACAGGAATAGTATACGGAGCTCCTTCCAATGATCCAGTTATTGACCCAGATGATCCAATGCCTGATTTAGATGTTCCTCCTGTCCCTACTTCTAAATTTTTACCTAATACAGATAATCAATTAGTTCGTGAACTTGCGAAAGTTGAAGCAGATCCGACAGTAGTCGAGGCACTAAAAGGCCCTGATTATATGAAGTCAACCTCTCCTGTTGTAGAAACAGATGGAAGAGTATCTAAACATCAAAACGGTACATGGTCTATATCAGTAGATGGTGTAACATTGCCTGGTTTAGATGAAGTCACTGCTAAGTCATTTTCAGCTTATCAAGCTGCAGATGTAAGAGCTAGAGAACTAGGAGCCCCAACTAGTGTATTAGGCAATTATTTTAATATGTTTATGCAGAGTTGGGCAATTCCAGGTGAAATGGGATTTTCCGCTTTTACTGGAGCAACTACTTTAAATCAACAAGTAGATGATTATAATTTAAATAATTTAGATCTCTTTGCTTTTCAAGGTAGAGCAGATATTACTCCTGAAGAGGTCGCTCAATATAAGGCTGGTACATTATCAAAAGATAATCCTAACTTTCAAGCACTTACTGAATTACATAATCAAGCTAAAATAAATAGAAAACAACTACAATCAATTCATGAAGAAGCTCAAAAATATAGAGATAAATTCCCAGTAAATGATGCAGATTACCAAGGTGCTATAGCAGCTGCTGAAGTTATTCAGAAATATAAAGGTACCGGAGCTGCTATATGGCACTCAGTATCTAATGACCTTGGTACTATGATGGAACAAGGTATTGCTAGTATTGGATTTATGGTAGCTCTTACAGCTGGTGGGCCTCCTATGCAGTTAGCTATGCTGACTATGTTAGCTAAAGGTAGAGCAAATCAAGCTATTGATGAATTTGTTACTAGAACAGGTAAAGAACCTACTACAGAAGAACGTTCACGTATTAATTGGTCATCTGCTGCAGGACTGGTAGCTGAAAAAGTAAGTGCCGGAGTTCTTGTAAAAGTTATTGGTAAATTCCCTGGAATAGGTGGACAGCTTGCTTGGACTAAGAAAATGAAAGCAGCTGTAGATACTAATAATAAATCCTTTAAAAACGGTTTACTTTATAGAGGAGTAGTTGCTCCTATTGGAGGACTTGCCTCAGAAGCTCAACAAGGAGCTGCTACCTCTTTCTTTGAACAGTACGCTCAAACTGGTACAGCTGATATAGATAAAATTGGAATGGCTGCTTATTATGAAGCTGTAGCTACTCCAGGAGCTGCTGGAGGTATGATTGTTACTAGTGGAGCATATGGAGCTGGTAAAGGAATTACTAGAAAAATATTTGGAATAGATAAAGCTGAAAATAAAGCTAGTCTTGAAAAAGGATTAGCAAATATAGAATCAGAATTAGCTAAAATTACTAAACTTGAAAATATTAACAAAGCTATTGAAGAACAAGGACCACTATCTGCAGCAGCTGAAAAAGAGAAAGATGCTTTAGGAGGTGTTATTTTATTTGGGGATCTAGCTGATTCTGAGAAACTTGGGTTTGATCCTAAAGCTGCTGAACTTAAAAAAAAGTGGGAAGAAACTAAAGCTAAAATAGCAGAGATTGAAAAAACTGGTAAAGTTTCTGGTGAACAATTTGAATTAGGCTTTGAAGATACAGAAACAACTCTCTCTGAAACTGCCAAAAAACAACTAGCTACTTTAAGACGACAAGAACAAGTACTGTATGCGCAATTACTTACTCCGGTAAGTATTGGAGTCGAAACAAAAATACGAACAGCATACAGAAAGAATTTAGAGAAAGCTCTTGGTAGAAATAAAGATCTTCTTAAAGAAGGAAAATTTTCCTTTAGACATTTAGAAAAGAAATACGCTGAATTTATAGCTATAGATAAAGGTGAAATAGATCCAGATGTAGGTAAACCTATTGAGGACTCTGAATTAAATAAAATATTAGATGAGATGGGCGTTACCCCAAAATCATCAACTTTACAAAAATTAAAAAGAGTAGCTAAAAGAGGACTAACTCCTGAGCAAAAAACTAAGATCGGTAAGATTTTAGATAAGTCATTAGATAAAGCGTTAGATGTTGGTGAAAGTGTATTTAGTATCTTTGGTAGTAATTTCCTAGAAGGCTCTCTCGATCCTGATAAATTTACTGATAAGCAGTTAAAAGCAGAACAAGATAAAGCTAAAACACCAGAAGATAAAGCTGCTATTCAGAAAATTAGAGATCTTAAAGCATTACAAGAACAATTAAAAAAAGAAGACTCTAGTACAATTGATAAAGATTTAGAACAAGTTGAGACAGAGGTTCTTGAAGGTAAATCAGCTAGATGGAAAGGTATAGATACTTATCGTAAAGAAATTTTAAAATTATTTGCGGATAACCCAGATCCTTCTGCAAGAGGTTTAGAAAGACTTGGTAAAAGAATTACGAAGATTAAAGATTTAATGCGTAATCACGCAGATAATCTTCATCGTAAATTTACTACATTTCAAGCTGCTAATACTGCGTATAACAAATTAACAGATAAAGAGAAAGCAGAAGGAAAAGGAATTATTGTAATTGGTAAGCGAGTGGAGAGTGCTACTGGTCTCCGTACTATGGAATATACAGTAGCTAAAGAAGGAGGAAAACCTCTAGCTCTTACAGACACAGAATTCCAAGAGAAACGTAAGAAAGGTCTTGAAAGTCGTAAATCTGAAGAACGACAATATCTTTTTAGAATTGGTGAAAATTCTCCTAAACTTCTTAAGGCATTAGGTAACGAAGCTAAATTTGGAGAAGCTGCAGTAAGTATAGTTGAAGGATATCAAGATACTTCTTACAACACATTATTAGAACAACAGAAATCTGAAAGACTAGCTAATAAAGAATTAACAGAAATGCTTGAAGAAATTAAAGCAGGTCTTTTTGTTCCTACAAAAGAAGCCAGTAAAGAAGATATAGAAGATGTAGTTCTTGAAACTGGTGAAAAAGCTTTTGTAGAAGTAACACATACTAGTGCAAAAGGTAGAACAATAAATTATAAGGTTTTTGCAGACGGTACAATAAAGAGTGTCAGTAAAGCAGGTAATGAAATAGAACGCTATAAGAATACAAAGGAAGGAACTCCACAAGATGATACTAAACAAGAAATTCTTGCTCTCGCTGCTAAAAAACGAGGAGAGAAAACAGATGAAGACTCTAAAAAGAAATCCGGGGAACAACTGGAACTCCCTTTTAAAGAAGGAGAACTCCCTAAAGGAAAGACTCCAGTATCTGATGAAACTACTAAAACTACTTCAGGGATTGTTGAACCTCCTAAGCCAGGTGAGAAGGGATACCAATTACCCTTACCATTCGGCAAAACAGTTAAAGAGAAAGTCTCTGCAGTAGTAGAAAAAGCACCCTCCACAATTAAAAACTTTATTGCTGCAGTTGCAGAAACATACAAAACTGTAATTACTGAAAATAAAATAAACCCTAAAAATCTTGCTAAAAATTTAGAGAGGTTATTAGGTATTGTTGGAAAGAGATTTTTAGATCTTATTGATTTAGATATAACCAGTCCAGGGATTAATACTCTTACTGACGCTGATTTTGTATGGACAGAAGCAGACTTAGAATCAGGAAGATTAAAACAAGCTAAACGTGAACTTGTTGGAACATTTAGTTTTGAAAAACTTAGGGACGCTCTTAAAGAATTAAAATTATCAGAAGAAGGAGCTGCAATTCTTGCTAAACGTTTTATAGATTTTAGAAAACGTTACGAGAAAATAGCTGACTCATACCGAGAAGAAAGTGATCCGAAGCATGTAGATCCTTATGCTATTAAACGACCATTAACTATCTTAAGACGTAAGAACGAGATAACTGGAAAAGAAGAACTACCCAATCAAGTACTGTTTGCAATGATGATAAGTACTATGACTTGGTCTAAACAGAACTCTGGTAGTAGTGTTACTTTTAGAACTAAGCATGATAAAGAAGCTTTCTTATACCCAGGACAAGGAAATTTAAAAGACAATGATTACGAACAATTAAAAGATCTTGGAGCAGACTACACACAAACAGTTAATCGTTTAGGAAAACAAGTTCAAAAAATATTAAGGATGTCTAAAAAGGATCTAAAAGAAAAAGATCCGGACATTACTGATGCAGGTATACATTTGTACTACCAAAACTTAGGTGTAGATCTGGGTATAGTAGCTGTTCAGATAGCTGAGACTGAAATAGATAATGAAGGTAAAGGACATATATTTAGTGTTGAAGACCACACTTGGAATTTTGATAGAGCTCAAGAAAAAGGACGTAGATTTAATAATGGACCAGAAGTATACAAACATATTGTTACTAATGAAAACGCCCCAAATCTTAATCCTGAAGAAACTAAAGCACTAGATGATATTAATGAAATAAATAAATCTGATATAGATACAGAAGATCACAGAACTCTGAAAGATCCTCCTAGTGTTTCTGACACTATTAAAAATGTATTAACTAAGATTCCTGCAAAAGTTAAATTTAGACTTAAAACATTACAAAATACTCCATGGAGTAAAGCAGAATCTATGAGTGTTTTCCGTAAATTAGCTGATAACGGATACACGCAACTTTTATATGAGTTAGCGGGGTACCAAGCTTTTGATCCTAATACGGAGATGAAACAAAGAGCAGAATCTCTAGAATCACAGAATCTAGATAAGACTACTGCTATTGATGAAATACTGGAAGCAGATAAGAACAATGATTTAGACAAATTTTATTTTAAATACGAGCTACAAAATCAGCATCGTCTCTTAATGCAAGGCCGTATTAATCCACAAAATAGTAAAGTTACTAGATTCTTATTACAATCCTGGGGACCCACAAAATACAATAAAAGTAATTTGTGGATGTTTAAAGTAGCAATTGCTCAGAACTTAGGATTTAAGATAGATAAAAAAGACTACAAAACTAGTGCTCTTGAGTTTGATAAAATAACAGCTGATCCTATTATTTTAGAAGCCGTAGCTGCATTAACCGCTTTAGATAATGCTAAAGATGAAAAGACACAGAAGAAGCATGCTGCAGCTTTAGCTGAAGTCCTTCCTAAAATTAAAGCAAAATACGAAGTAGCACACGGTACTTCAATTCTAAACGCACTAACTGGATTATCTAAATATAAAAAAGACGGTACATTTGAATCAGATGTAGTCCTAGAAATAGATGGTATTTCTAATGGCTGGGCTATGAATGTTTTACAGTTCCCAATGTTTGGTACAAATTTAGAAAGAATATTTAATCAAGTAGGTGTCTATTTTGGAGAAAGCACTACACATAATACAGACCAGCAGGATGTATATGAAACATTAGTTGAAATTATGGAGAAGTTTGAAGATTCAGCAACTGCATGGGCGTATCAATTACGTATTCAAAAAGCAGATGATTTTAAAGAAAGACGATCAAATAAGAAACTATGGCACAAAAATGACCAAGCTAAATTTGAACAATTATATAAAAATCGGAACACAGCATTAATAGGACTATACCCATCATTAAGAGATGGAGATCTACGAGATGTAGTTAAATACCCATTCCTTATCTATATGTATGGCGGAGGTATTGACCGTATTGCTAATGACGTAACTGGAGGTGTTACATCTGGAATAATTGAGCAACTAGGGGATATGCAGCGAGTATACAATGAAATAAATGACCCCAGCCCAGAATTATTAAAAGATTTAGAAGCTAAAAAAATAGTTGCTCGTTCACAAAAAGAATATCTTGAAGAAGTTATAGAACCATTCTTCAATCATATAGAAACATTTAGTGGGTTTATGTCAGATAAAACTAAACCAACTATTTTTTCTAAAAATCAATTTCTTAAAATTTTTAAAGGAGAGTTTAATAAAGAGAATGTCGATAAACTTGAAGATAAAGAAAAGGAGCTTTTATTAAATAGTCTTACTGAAAAACAAAGAGAACTTTACAACAAAAATGAACTAAACAATATCTATAAACTAGCCTTAAATACAGAAGTAATGAATCAAGGAATAGCTGATGTTATAGCTCCAAGATTTGACGGTGCTCTAAAAGGCATGTTGGGCGAAACTAAACAAGCAAGAGATGCGGTTGTACAAATGGGAGAAATACTGCATGCAGTGTTTATGGTCCATTTTAATAAAGCTTATGAAGAAGCACTTAAAATTAAAGACAAAGACGGGAAAATTATAGGTAGTAGGCTTTCACTAACTAAAGCAGAAATTGATGATCTTATTCTTGATGAAACTACTGAGTTAATGAAAGTTTACCCGCAATATGTGGGACCTCTATCTCAAATTAAAGATGGCATTATAGAAGGTGGAATAGATCTTACTAAACGAGAAAACACTGGTAAAGCAAATACTCCTGAAAGAGTTGCACATAATTTTAAAGATGAAGATGAAACTAGTAATCCAAGTAAATTAGAATTCGTAGCTCCAGGAGTAAGTGCACTAATCCGGCAAATCATTAACATGGATTCTGTTTTGTTAACGTTAACGTTAGGTAAATATCCTCAAATGTTAGCACTACATGATGCATTCATGGGTAGCCCAGCACAGCTCGTTGAAGCCGCTAAAGATTATAATTCGAATTATTTAAAATATGGTATGGAGCATAGTGTTATACAACAAACATTTGATCAAGTACAAGAAGTTATGGCTATAGCTGAAAGTAACGGATTAATAGACGCAGTAGATACGTTTTTATTTAAAAATGCTTTTGTTAATAAAAATAAAGACAAGGATAAGTTATTAAGTTCCCGTGATATGTTGTACGGACGAACAGGCCGCCCTGCCTCTGAATCTAAGAGTGAAGCATCTTTGGCTTTGGCTGATCTGATACCTAAAATTAAAATACTAGAGGATGCTGAGAAGAAAACAAGAGCGTTACTAGATAAAGCAATAGAAAAATCTGATGTGCTTAAAGAGAGGGCTAGAGAGAGGACATTAAGAATACAAGCACGAGGTCATGATGTAAACCTTTTGGAAGAGGAAGATTGGATTGAAGCTAATAAAATTTTAAATAAAGCAGAGGAAGCACATGATAAGGATAGCTTTGCTCTTAGTAGTGCGTATATAAAAAGAACACATGAGGAGCAAAAAATACGTAATCTAGAAAGTACCTCAGAAAAAGAAAGGCCTAGTATATCTGAAGTTGTAGATAATGTTAAAAAAGCTAGAGAGGAACTACAGGAAACAATTAAAACGAAATATAAAGGAAAGATCAAAGCATACCAGATGTATATGCCTACTGAGGAATTGATAGGTGCTGTTAAATCTGTTACAGACGGAATAAAGAAGAAAGTAGAAAATAATTTAGAAACATGGATGAGTAAACATTACAAACCAAAGAAACGTAAAATACACCAAATAAAAAAAGGAGATCGTTTACTTAAAGTTATCGCTAAACTAGGAGGTCTTCTACAGGATGAATCAGAAGATCTGGGTCTTAAATATGAAGGATACGGTTCTGCTCCTTCAGGATTAGGACGAGGATTCCCAGTAGTCCACAAGACTCCTAAATACACGAAGGAAGGGCATCATTATGGAGGACATGGTGGTGATAGAATGGTCGAATTCTTACAAGAAGAAGGCTGGTTAAAGGAAGATGCAGATACAGATACTTTAAGAAAAATGATCGAGGAAGAGATGTCAGGGAATACTCAACGTCCATTAGACTATGATTATTCAGAAGAATTAGAAGAATCACTGAATAAACGAATGGATGAAGAACAGGCTAAAGAAGAAGAATTTGAAAAGTTAAGAGCTATACCTACTGATGAACTAACAGAAGAACAATTAGAACAATTGGGATTAGGCCCATTAGATCCAGAAGATTTCGGATCATTAGATAGTTTACCTAAAAGTGATTCCAGAACTGTATTAGAATCTGGACTCACAACTAATACAATTACAGATCTATTTAATAAAGTAAAAGAGTACTCAGTTAATTACTACAATAGTAAACAGGAAATGAATGACCACACTTCTGTTTTGGAAGATGTATTAGGTATATTGGGCGGAGGTCTTACAGAAACTTCTAATCTTTCATTTGCACTTGAGCAAATTAATGGAATTACCCAGGGCACCTATGAAACTAAGCGTAACCATATAAGAGTATCTGTTGCTCGTCAGATGCCACTATCTATTGGTGGACAGTCTCCTCAAGAAGTGTACACACATGAATTAGTACATGCTATGACTTGGCAGGCGATACAGGATAACCCATTACTTGCTGATAATATTGCTGCATTGTATCGTCAAGTAGAAGCAGATCTAAAAACTAATCCTGCATTTAAAGGACAAGCTTGGAGAGTATTCTTACCAGAAGGAATAGGTAAACCTTCTACAAATGATATTGCTACAGCTAAACAACAATATAAATACGTATTTGATAATCCTAAACAGGAATCTCATAAACTTCATGAGTTTTTAGCATATGCTATAACCAATAAGCAGATGATAAATTATCTTAAAACACAACCATCAGCAGTACGTAAAGATTTTATTGGTAAACTCCTCCGTGCAGTTGAAATGGTTGTTAATACATTTAAACGAGTGTTTGGTAAAGCAGCTTCTGACTCAGCAGATAAAAATGGTTTTGAGCAAATGCTGGCAGTAACTGAACATCTAGTAGCTATTCAAAGCAAGCATCAGAGTAAATACCAGCAATTCCAAAGTAAAACATATGATTTTCTAGATGAAGCTGATCAAAAGATTAAAGACTTCTCTAAATTACAAGCACGTAAAATATTAAAGTCTGACGCTAAAACTAGAATGGGAGCAGTTGCTCAGGGGTTTGTTGGGGCATCTGTTCATATATTAAGTGAAAATGCAACAGCTCAACGAATGCGAAAGTTTGCTACTCAAAATTTAAGTAAAACTTTACGCGGCGTAGCCAATGAAATTGGCGGAGGCGCATTATCTGAAGAGATGATTGAGCAGTTACTACACGCTAAGGTTAATATATCTAAGGCTCGTCAAGAAACTGAAAGATCTACTATCCAATGGTTTAATGGGGATAATGCAGAAGGTATAGATAGTATTTGGAAGTCAGTAGATCCAAAAGATAATCATTCTATGTCTGCAGAATTGAAAGAAGCACTAACGGATGTGTTATTTAAAACAGATCTGTCTAGTCTTCTTACTGCAGGATTCACACATGCAGAAATTAAAGATTTTATTAGCAGTAAAGATTCTGTTAATGACGCACAAAAAACAATCAAACGAAGATTAAAAAGAATTCAGAGTGACGGATTTCGCCCATCTATTAGATATGCTGAAGAGCTTGGTTATCACATAGCTACCGGAAAAACTAAGTTAACTGCTGCACATATGAATGCACACACAATTGCTGTGAAGTACTTAAAAACTCCAAGCGAAGAACAAATTGGTTTATTGGATGCGTATGCAACATTAGAATCTTTAAGACATATAGATCCTAGAAAAGCCAGAGATGTTAGGAATTTAGCTAATAATGAATTCGTAGCAGACAGCAAACAGAATGGAATTATCGATATGTTAGATAGTCATCTAGCATATAAGGAAGATTCACAAATTGGTTTATTTAAAGATAACCCAACTCAAATGGTTAAGGGGTACATCATTGAACGTGTGGATAATCTAACTAGTACAAAAGTAGGTACGGCTGCTGATGCAGAAAAAATGAAAAGAGCTGGTTATCATGAATCATACCCACTAGGTAAGATAGATCCAAATCAAACTTACGATACATTATATGTTAGTCGGCATATGCCTGAAGTTACAGATGTATCTGGAATACTATCTACTACTAATCAGCGCAATATGGGAACTACATTAACTGAAATATTTATGAGAGATCCTGCTTATGAAGTTAATGGCAAGCCTGATTTCTTTTTAATTAAACAAAAAGTAAAAGCATTTATAGATGCAGAAGACAGAAAGTCTGATCCAAATAGTGCTACTTTTCTACAAGAAGATGACTCTTTAAATTTACGCCCTGTAATGGACGAGACTGGTCGGATTACTGATTATCGAGTAATGATGGACCATGAAACCACTAAAAAATTACTCCGTCCAGATTTAGAGATTCAAAATGTGTTTGCACATATGAATTCTTCATTAATTGATAAACAAGCTAGTCTTGAAAATAATCTTGAAACGATTGATATTTTAGTTGATGAACAGTTAGATCTATTTGAATCGCATCCAAAAGAGTTTACAAATATTTTAGATCCTGAAGGTGCATACATTGAGCGGTACTATAAACTACCTAAATCAGTACGTGATCGTATTCAATCATATGCGGTAGACGGTAAGTTTATGATTAGAGAAGATATTATTGATAAAGTATTTGGGTATAAATCATTTGATGTATCTCAATTAAAACGTTTAGATGGGCATCCTAGAACTAAATATGTAGCTGCACTAGCTCACTATATGGTTAAACAAATTGTTGGCTACGGAAAAGATCGTATTGTTATTGGTATGCCTCAAGTAGTATTTAGTAACTTATTTTCTAATATAAGTCAGCTATCCATGAGGAAGATCCCAATATCATATACTTTCTATAAAATTGTAGAAGGACTAAGTGAATACAAAAAATATCGTACAGCTCATGAAGAACGTGCACGACTAAAACAATTAAAAAAATCTAAAAATTTATCTGATAATAGTCCAGAGGCAAGACAAATACAGAGACTGGATGCACAAATACAAAATAATACATTACATAAAATGAGTGCTGCAGGATTGAATTCACTTATTGTGGAGGATATTAATGATGCTCAAACAGATGGGTATTTTAATCGTATGAGGCGTATGCTGAGATTAGAATCATTCCAGTATAAAAACTATACAGATAGGATTCCTAAAAAGGTAGGGACTGCTGCAAGTTGGTTATTTTTAACTAAATCTAGTAAGCCATATCAAATATCTAGACATGTAGTGCAGATGACAGACTTTTTAGGTAGGTATGTAATGATAGAGCATGCTACGAAGGTAAAAGGACGGAGTTTTAAAGAAGCAATGCACGAGGCTCTTGATGCATTTGTGTTGTTTGATGAGGCTCTAGTGCCTGCATTAGAAGCAATTGATGCTATAGGTGCTACTTCATTCCTCTCGTATTTCTTACGAAACCAGAGAGCTTCTAAGCAATTGGTTCAAGCTAGCCCTACTTCAGTGGCACTATCTGCAGGTATCCAGTACACGACTGGAATACCTACATTAGGTAATGTGAATGCTTCATGGTTAGCTGGAGATGTCTCCCCTAATATGCTTCAATTTGATGATTTATTTGATGAGGCTAATAACGCTACTGGTTTTGAGGTTGTTGCCTGGTTCCAGGGGTTGTTTAATTAATATCTTCATCCGAAATAACTACCTTATAAACAACAAATAAAATAAATATGGCTATTAGTAAAATAGTTACTGGTAGGAGAGCTATACCTGCTATTACTAATATAATTGTGCCTACTATTGTTAAACTTGCGTACAGTAAGCTTTGCGTATTAATCCATATTGATTTTAAATTCATGTGAATAGGGAGTTAGTATCTAACTTTTCTGTTTTAGGTATTTCAGCTTCTACGTCATGTTTATCCATACCTTCTTGAACTCTAGTAATATTATCGTCCCTCTCTTTAATTTCTTCAGCTAGTTCCTTAGAAGCTGCAGCTGTTCCTTCAGCCACTATTTTATCTATACGATCTTTCTTAATAGCAGCTTCTTTAACTGTATTTTCAGTAGTTGTATCTATCTGAATAACTGCTTTAGCTTCTCCCTTCTCTTCAGGAGTTAGTAAACGTCCTTTTTTACGCTCTAGATCATGTAAAGCCATCTCTTCTATAGTACGGCGTCTTCCATTCTTACGCCCATACTCCCATTTAGATCTACTATTCTTCATTACAGCTTCTGTCCATACTTTAGGCGTCTCTTCTTCTTGTTTCTTTTTAAGTGCTTCTCTCACTATAGATTCAATATCTATATCAATTTCTATTTTCATACTTTCTCCTTAAGATTGTGTAATCCATAATAGGCAATCATTAAAGCATCTGATCTCCCGTCTAATAAGCCTCCCCGTTTACCATGTAGTTCAGCTTGTGGATATAAGTACTGAGCTATCTTAGCTACTTGCTGTTTAATAGCTTTACCTTTAGCAGTTACCCCTACGTATTTCTGCCATACTTTAGGAGTAACTTGTTTAACAGACCCGCCGGAAACTGCTACTCCGGCAATTGCAAATGCTATGCCAAAATTTCTACCAAATCCAAAATTAGATTTAGCTGACATTCCATATAATGAATGTACGCTTTCTAACCAAATGGATTCTATTTTTTGTTTACGTAACCATGCAATAGATTCTTTGATACTACATTTATTTAAATCTAACAGAGCAACGCTGTCTGGATTCTTTGAATCCAGAACAGCAATTGCTCCATTAGCCCCTGGATCAATGCCTGCGATAAACATTAAATTGGAGGATCTGTTTGGAATAAGGAACCTGTGTCTGCAGGTGCGCTACCCATAATAGCAGCAGCAGAGTTATTACCTTTCTTACCAGTAGATTTGTCAATAACTGCACCCGTATTCTTCTGGGCCCACTTATCAAATCTAGTAGCAGTTTCCTTATTAGTAATTTCTTCAGCTGTTTTACCTTCGATATTACCAAAGAATTTACACTGGTTTAAAGTACGAGATGCACCAGTTGGTACATAATCACCCTTGTCATTCTTAGCAGTCTTATCTTCAATAACTTGATGAACTGCTACTTTAACGGGTTTACCAACTAAACTCATTATTACTGGACGTTCTGTAGGTGCTTCCTTTTTTAATTCAGAATTCCAAATGTTAACAGTCTTCTTTTCTGCAGAATCCATACATTTAGCTAAGCTTTCGCCTGTAATAGCTACACACATAGAATTTGCAATTGAATATCCAGGAAGCGGATAGTCTTTACCATCCTTAGTGTAATAAGTTTTATTACCCTTAGCTTTACCAGATTTAACCCAGAAATTTTCTCTAAGTTCTGAGAAGTTTCCGCCATTCTTTTCCAAAATAACATTGAAGCTTACTGCTTCAGATGCAGATTGATTTAGATACACCATTTTCACGGTAGCATCGTATACTCCAGATTCCCATGCAAATCCACCGCCTACTCTTTCGATAGACTGTGTTTCTACATTCTTAGGGAGTTCCCATTCACTCATAATTTATATCCTTTCTTATGTAAATGTTAATAAACCACGGTTATTTACTTGTGGCGTTGTTTACTAGATCCTTTTGTTTTTCAAGAAAGTCATCTAATAATTTAGTAAATTCTTTAAGAGATAGTCCTGGTTTTTTTTGTAAAATTTCTGCAGACATATGTTGTACTATTCCAATACCAAATTTTGTCATTTCAAGCACTAAATTTTGAGATAATTCTACTTTATTATCTCGTTCATTCTCTATAATTTCATCATTGCCTGGATGGCTCATAATTCTCCTTAATTTGTAGGATTAAAAAATAGGATGCCTCCCCCAGGAGGGGAGGACTAGTGGTTTATAACTCTTCAGTTAGGACAGGTCCCATAGGAGGAGGAGACCTCTAAGGAGTTACAGGCCTATCCTGCAGTAGATATTTTAACGTGGCTCTAATACTGCGGTACCACCACGTTAGTATACCATGCAGGATTTATTTATAATATTCATGAAGTCGATTAATAACGTTCTGTAAGTTATTATCTATATAGGTTTCATTTCTAGGCCACATACCCATAGGACTACGTATTCTCTCGTTAACCGTTTCTTTAGTTAATCGAGTTTGAAATACATATTTGAACCCATCGTCTTTATTATCTTGAGTAGCTTTAAATAGTGGAGACTTAGCAATCTTATCCTCTAATTTAGCCATACCTACTTTCTTAGTAGATATAACACAAGTAAAGAAACTCTCAATACCCTGATTCATCAGAGATCCTTTAACTTTAACCAAAGTTTCATTTACCATCTCAGCTTCGTTAAGAACATCTGTGGTGTGAGCTAGAAATACTACATTCTTGGTAGATTTAGCTACTATCTGAGACATCAGTATTTTCATATACTGTGCATACTGCCCCCATGCCTGCATTGTATTTGTTGAATTCAGTACCTTAGTACTTTCATACATGTCCATTAGATACGTAAGACTATCAATAACGATAGTATGTGTATCTTTCATTTTTTCAGCTTCTTCGAATGCTTGATATACTTGAGTTGGATCAGTAACAGTTAGCTCTTTGAATTTACTTTTGAATGGTAACTTCTTACCATTCTCACAATTCAAATACATGACGCCTTCAGGCTTATCCATATCTAGTAAGCTAGCGCTTTTACCTGAACTAGATTTTCCTGAGACTAATACTAAATGGTTATTATTCATATTTTTTTTGTTCTCCTTTTAGTTGTTCAACCTCTTCTTCTAGATCCCAAATTTCTTTTTCAAGATCTTTGATTTTTTCTTCAGATGTATCGTCAAATATCCTATCCCAGGTATTACCACATACTTCCCACAATGAAGAAAAAGCTTCTTTTATTTGAGTTTGTTCTTTATCTGGTATACCAAAGTTCATATTGACTCCTTTATATTAAAACGTTGCCATATTTTATTATGCTGAGTGCTGTCTTACTGCACCGGACTCCATCGGACTGGGCCATGTTAGATAAATAATTTAAGAGTTTGTTCTAGTGCTAATCTATCAGGATTACTATTACTAGCTATTTCCTTAGTAATTATATTTATTCCATCACCTGAACTAACAGTTTTAACAACATTATAAGTTGTTACCTGTATGTTCCATTCTAATTGCTTAGCTGCAGATAACTCATCGTATTTAATATTAGTTAATCTGTGCATATCTTTTCTTACTTTTCTTTGATATGAAGGTAAAGTTTTTTGACTTTTCTCCATTTTATCTTCATCTGTCATACGTTGTAGACCAACATTAGGAATTGCTTTAAATTCTATTCCTTTATTTTTAAATAAAATAT